ACATTTCGCCTTCTTTCGAAGGCTTATTTGTCTTGCTCAAATCCACATTATTCTGTATTTTCAATGTACATTTCACTCTAACTATTTTTTATTTTTCCTCTTGATTTTTATATAGTTAGCTCCTGTTTCTTGATGTGCTTTCTGTAACCTCTGTTCGAGGCGGTCAATCTTATAATCGACCTCTTTTTGGATTTCGCCGTCTTTGTCGAACATAATGAGCAGTTGTTTCAGCATTATGGCGACATCGGCGATTTCTTCTATCACGTTGGCGTGAGCCTCTGCGTGTTTGCCGAGTTGCAGCTGCGTCCGGCGTTCCTTGCAAAGGGCTTTTGTCAGTTCGCTCATTTCCTCGATAGCCATATCGACCTGTGCGGTAATACCGTAGGTAGCGATAGCGTCTGTGAGGACGCGGGGTTTGTTGATAATGGGGAGTTGGTCTTTCATTGTGCCTCCGTTTGCCTCCTGTCTGCATTTCGGGCATAATTCGTCGTCGAGGTCCGCTTTGGGCCTCCCACACGATACGCAGTTGTATGGGGTAGAAAATCCGTCCATATCGTTTCCTTTCTCTGTGGAGGGGCTGTCGCCCCTCCGTCAGTTAAACAGTAATCAGTTATCAGTTTTACGCTTATAGTAAGCGGAGCGGAAACCGATGTTCGTGTCCGTACTCGTCCGAGAGTAGTGCAAGTACGTAACGAACACACCCGCATCCGACCCGCGGTTCCAGCTGCCACCGCGACACGGAGTATATTCTCCCTCGCTGCTGTCCGCGTACATATATGCGTTTTCCTCTCCGGGGTAAAGGGCAAGGGCTTTCATAGCCTCCGTAAAGCCGATGTCCGAATACCATTCGCCCCAACGTGCGCCGTTCCAACCGCTTTCCGGCTCGTCGGTCGTGAATTTCAAATCATCGCCTACAGAAATGCAAATCGGCTTTCCTGTTGCTGGGTCGATGAGGTTTTCCCAATTCGCGCTGTCTACCGATGTGTCGATGTGCGTGCCGTTCTCGTTGAGGGCTGCGTCGTTGTTTCTGATAATCTGCAACACGCCGTCCTTAATGCGGAGGCCGCTCACTCTCTCCCATACATTTCCGCAAAGGTCGTGAATACCGTCCGGCTGATGATTGTGCGTCCACGTTGCCGGTCCGCTACCTGTGAGGGTGCGTCCGCTGCTGTCGTATTTCTGCCCGGCTTCGCTCGCGTCTGCGTGGTAGTGTCCGTTGTCGGTGTTTCCGTGAGGGAGCGTGTCGTCCCTCTTGCTGATATTGGCTACGAGTCCCCATTCGGCGGCCGTCATTAAATGCCAACCGTCGCCCTTGCTGAAACATACCTTTGCCATTTCGTCGAGGTCGATATTCGTCCACGGCTTCATATAAGGCAGGGAGTAGGGCTTTCCGTTGATTTCGCAGTTCGGGTAAACCGATATGTAGATTTCGTCGTAAACCTCTCCGTCGATGATAAAAGCGGGGTGAGGCTCGTCGCTACCGACCTCGAACAGTTCGGCGTTGCTGACGCGGGAGAATTTTCTCATAATCGAGGGAATACCCGCGTCGTCGTAAATGACGACCGTTTCCTCCTTGACTCCGTCCGGGTGGACCGTGGGAGCGGCGAGAGGCTTTTCCGTCTTACAAGCCTCCTGCAGGGTCGCTAAATTCTTGACGGCGGTTTTGTTGTTGAGCATTTCATAAAAGGCTTTGCGCTCCTGCGACACAAAGCGGTCGCTGCCCTCTGCCTCCATACTGATGTTGTTATCTGCTGTGAGTCTGATTTTTGCCATTGTTTGTTCCTCCTGTTTTGGGTTTTAGGTAGTTATGGTGTGTGTAGTCATACCCGCAAAATTCGGGTTTGAATTCCTCGTAATCTCCGTATTTTTCGAGGAGTTCGGAGGTGAGTTCGCGGCCGTCGATTGTTTCTACGAGGTTTTCCTGCTCGTCGTGTATGTGTAAAAGACTGCACCACAACAACGGTGGGGACGAAAACTGTTCTACGGGTGTTCCGGGTTTTGCTTTTCGGCTCGCTATCTGATAATCGACGATTTCTTGCAGAGTCATTCCTCCGAGCCTCCGTTCTCAAACTGTCGGAAAAATCCCATATTGTAGTGCGCCTCTGTGATAAATTCGACCGTTTTATCGTGCTTTATGGCGTTGCCGAGGTAGGTGTATATGTACTCCATATCGTCCTCCGTAAAGCGCGTTCCGAGGAATTGATTTATGCCGTTGAGCATAAAGGTGTGGAATTCATCATTTTTCGCCTTGCTCCTGTACGGCTCGGTCTTGTAAGCTGCGCGGGAAAACCACTCCAAAACCTTGCACTTGATGTCAAGTTCCGTTTCGCAGTTGCGGAGCATAAAGTATTCGCCGGTCCTGTGGGCGACAAATTCGCCCTGTCCGTTTATAAACCCGTTAGGGAATGCTCGCGTGAGCCTGTCGATAATGTCCCAATCAATTTTGCTCATTTGTTCTCACCCCAATCCAAAGCCTGTCCGCAGTCCGGGCAATAAGCACAGCCCCAATTATTGATACCGTACTCAAAATCGTCGTTACCGCAATTCGGGCATTTGGCGTTGTCGTAGATTAGGTTGCCGTCCTCGTCGTAGCCGTCGCCCCAAAATTCGGGTGTCTGCGGTATCTGTTTGAAAATGGCTTTTCTGCCAATCTGACAAGCCTCGTTGACGGTTTCTATGCTGTCGTAATGCTCTCTGTGTTCCGGGTCGAGTATTTCCGCCGCTCTTTCGAGCGTCATTTCCTTTTTGCTCATTCTCCAACCTCCTCTATGGCTTTTCTGATTTCCGCCCGTGTCTGTCCGGGCTTTACGCCCACCATTATCGAGGGCGGTGTCGGCAGCTGCGCGTCGAGAGGCCGCCAAAGGTGCAGACAGTTCGGCATATTGTTGACATATTCGCTCTTTGCCGGGTGGTATTGTACCGCCACCTCATCGTCGTGGAAAAACATATCTTTCACTCGGCACATATCCTCCCAAGAGGGAACATACGACCGCTTGTAAGGAGCAATACTCACGTGTTCCCAACCGCCTCCGTTGCTCCAAATAACGGAGCAGAACGGTTTTCCGAGTTTCCATATCTCTCCCACACCGCCGTCCGGGGCGGATTGTCTGATAAGCAGATTAGGGGTCTGCTTCAATTCTTCGAGGGTCTTCATTTCTTTTCCTCCTCCCGTAGTTTCTGCCTTACGAAAGGCATAATAAGAATAATGCTAACCTCTCTGTAAAACGGCGCGGGTGCTTTAATAATGCGGTCAAGCATATATCCGAAAATCTGCTTAACGGTTGAGCCGTCGAACATTTCGCCCTTTTCTTTGTTGGCTTTGAATAACTCCGTCTGCTCTGCGTAGTCGCTGATTTCGTCGATTATCTCGCGTCCTCGGTCAGTAAATTCGGTTGTTTCCATATTGGTGTTCTGTTCGAGCAATTCCAACATAAGGGCGTTTGCTTGTGATATTTCCGTCATTTTGCCACCTCCATTTCTGCCCGCAAGGACTCTTTGATGTAGTAATCGAGGCCGAGTTTCTGACAGAGGCTTTCGGCTCTCCTGCCGAAGTCCGCCCAAGCAATGTCCGACGGGTGGTAATTCAGTTTGCCGATTTTGACTTTATCGACAATCGGTGCGACGAGGTGTAGGTTGATGAAAAACTCCCTGTCGTCCGTTACAGGCTCAAAAGATACCCACGTCTTTATGCCTCTGCTGTGTGCCTCGGCGAGAGAGTCCACTCTCGCTTTCCACATCGGGCTTCTGCCGTTCCCGATACCGTCAAGGGTTATACCATACCAATCCTCCGGGCCGAGCAAATCGAAATCGCGGCTGCCGTCGCCTTTGGTAAGGATTTGCACATTGTTCCCGGTGCTTTTCAGCAAGGAAATTATCTCTCGCGTTACGGTCGTGTCGTAGCCGTGGGGGTATGGGTCGCAAGTGAAACAGAGGTGAATGAGTTTCCCGGTGATACCCTCGCGTTCAATCTGCCTCCGAGTTTCCTCCACGATGTCCTTGCGAGGCTCTACGACCTCGTGAAACTGCTGACGGTCCCGGTGTAATACATTGGGCGCGAAGCAGTAAAAACATCTGTGGGGACAGCCCGTGTAAATGTTAAGAGCGTAGTCGCCGTATTCTTTGGCTTTTCCGCTCGGTGTGTAGATAGGCTTCATATACATTCCTCCTATGGTGTGGTGATATAGACGATAATCGCTTTCGTCCAAAGCCCTGCGGCTTCCACCTCTGCCTTTTCATAATCCATTAGTGAGCCATTGTATTTCGTTTCTGCGATTGCCTCGACGAGGTCCTCCTCGGCGTTTGCGTCGTCCCGGTATACGACCTTTCCGTCGTGATACCACTCGTCGATAGCAAACTCTCTGATTTCACTCCTGCCGACTTTTGATAGCCAATAGGAGTATTCGTCGCCGCCTACGCAGTCAGTGTATACCATAGGCACGACCGGGAGTTCCGGGTTTTCGAGAACGAGGAGCAGGAATTCCCGCATTTCCTCGGTAAAGCGGTCGTCCACGACCTTGCTTAACAGTTTCCGGGCGACGTCGAATTTGCACCCCTCGCAGGGTTTCTCTGGCTTGACGGCCCCTTTCTCCTGCAACTCCTCACGCGCTTTCTGCAAACAGAATTCACGGAAAGCGTTGAGGGCGCGGTTATCTCTCTGCGCCTCGTCGTAGGCTTCTTTCAGTTCGGGAGTTCCGTTCAGTTCGCGCCCACATCTGACGGCGATTTCAAAGGCTTTTTCAGCCTCCGCGAGTTCGCTCTCCATATATTCGAGGCGTTTCAAAAGAATAACGACCTCTCCGGGTGTTGTGCAACAACTGTCGTCCCTATAATCAAATTCGATTTTGCCTGTGTTGATTTCCTCGATTGCGGTTTTAAGGTCTACCATTGTCAATCCTCCTCCGAGTTCCACCGGGTAACAATGCAATCTCGGCATTGATAACCGTCCATTTTGCAGTAGTTACAGATGTCAAACTCGTCCCCGCTGGCCTCTCTCAACATTCCCTTGAAATCGGGAATGTCGGTTTTCCTTTTGGGTTGCAGGAGGTCGAGAACGCCCTGCAAATATCCCGACGCTTGAAAATCGCCGTATACGCACTCGATACCTTTGACCTCCATAGTGTCAAGGTCGATTTTGCCGATGGCTATGCACGGTCCGTCGTCTGACGTTTCAAAGTGGGCCGGTTTGCTCTCTGTGATATTGCCGTCTTTGTCGGTCTTGTTCTGCCCTAAATAGGCATTTCCTTTGGCAAGAAATATCGCGCTCATTCCTTTGCCTCCGTTCTCTTTGGGAGGTCCATTCGGTAGTGGCAGCCCTCCGCGAGTTTCTCATAGTCAACATTGAGGAGGTCGAGGAATTTGATAATTCCTGCCGGGGAGAGGTCGTATTTCTTTTTGACGAGGCCTGCGAAATGTGCATCCTCTGCGGGGTGGGAAGATTTTACGGAAACGCTCATCGGCTGTTTTTCACCAATGGCAAAGCCGATTTGCACCTCGCACCATTCGAGTCCGTGATTTTTTACGAGGTCGCGGGCGATATAGTTCGCCATATAAGCTGCGGAGCGGTCAACCTTTGAGGGGTCTTTTCCGCTAAACGCTCCGCCTCCAACGGGTGCATATCCGCCGTATTGGTCGCATACGATTTTTCTGCCCGTGAGTCCGCAGTCTGCCGACGGTCCGCCGATAGTCCAACGGCCGGCGGGGTTGATGTTGAGCCTTGCCTCTCCGATGTCGATATCGCTGTATTCAACAATGTTTTCCACATAGTTGCGGATTTCATCGAGGGTGTACTGTTCCTTATGGCATACGCTGATGAGGATTTCAACGAGGCTGCGGTCGTCCCTCGGTTTTTCGAGGTCTACTGTTACCTGTACCTTTGCGTCGCCTTTGAGGGCGGAATTGGGCTGTTCTGCGTCGAATTCAAGCACTCTGCACAGCGTATTCGCAAGGTCGAGGGCATAGGGCAGACCGCTCTCGGTTTCATTGGTGGCGTAACCGAACATAATGCCTTGGTCCCCGGCGCAGAGGTCGTCGCCTCTTTTCACGCCTCCGGCGATTTCGGGCGACTGCTGTTCGATGTATGTAATGATGTTGTTCGCGGTGTAGCGGAGTTTTCTCGCTACGCGGGTTACGATGTCCGCATAGTTGATTTTTGCGGTCGTGGTAATCTCTCCGGCGAGTACAACGGTCCCGCCCTTTACCAAACACTCACAGGCGACACGGCTCTCCGGGTCTTCCTGCAAACACGCGGTCAGCACCGCGTCGCTGATTTGGTCGGCGTATTTATCGGGGTGGTATTTCGTTACCTGTTCTGTACTGAATAATCTCATTTGTTTTTCCTCCTTATGCGTGAGCCGTCATACGGCGGTTTAATTCTGCGAGTAGTTCTTCGTTGCTGAAAAATTCAAGCCCGTTTGTCTTCGGGGCGACTTCGGGACCTGGTCCTGCTTTTTGTTCGTCCCTTGCTTCGAGCAGCTCCGCATTGGCGATTATCTGCTCTTTTACCTCCTGCGGAGCGTCTGAAAGGTCTGTAACCTCCTCCGGCTCTGCTCTGCGGAGATTGCGGTCAAGAAATGCCTTGATGTTCTTTCCGATGGCCGTTACGACATTTTTTGTTACGGCGTTACCAAACTGCTTGTATGCTTGGCTGTCTGATACGACTTGCTCCCAACCGTCGTCCACGGGGAATGCCTGTAAGCGGCCGTATTCCGTCGGTGTGAGTTTGCGTACCCTAAATCGGGAAACATCAAAAATCTTGATGTGGTGAGTGCCTCCGGCTACCGCCGTTAGCGTGGGTGAGATACCCTCTGTGTCGTGTACTCGGTTATTGTGTTCTTGCGAAGTGCCGCCGTTGTCGAGTGTTCCAACGACCTTTATAGTTGGCTGTGTTGCGCTGTTATCCATAAATTCGTTACCTCCTGTTGGTGGCTGCTCCTCCAACACTTTGAGTCCCTGCCGGGAGGCTCGTAGCGTCGGGGCCGCCTCATCGTAAATTCTCACGGTGTCGTCAAACCCGTATGTATCGTCAATGATTAGAGGTGTACCCCCCCCCGCGATATTCGACGACTTTGGGTTGATTTCCGTGGTCCTGCGCCCTTAATGTCGGCGCGATTTTTGATACTTGGGCCGGCTTGTTCACAAAGCCCCGGTCATTTATGCAAACTTCGAGATACTGTTTCTCTGCGTTATCCATTGTTTTCCTCCTGTTCTTCGATAATTAGGTGAGGTCCTTTGTAATCAGAAGCGAGGACGGTCGGCGATATTTTTGTGAAAGTACCGTTGCCGTTTTTCTGCTTTTTGATTACTCCTGCTCTGACGACTTCACTAATACGTGCTGATAGTTGTGTTTCTTTGTCAGCGACCCCCCCCGCCAACGCGGAGCGTCTTTCCTTGACCCTCCGGGTCGAGGAGTCCGCTCTCGTTGCATATCGCACTTTCGGCTACTTCCATATTCTCGCAGACGAAATTATTTTCTTGATATGCGTTGGCGGTTAGGGTCGGAGCGACGTCGTGAATGTTGCCGTCGTTTTTGCCTCTTGGGAGTTGTATCATCACAGGCTCTCCGCTACCTTTATCGGTGAAAACGAGGACCGTTGCTGATGTGGTAAGCCCACCACAGGCGGTAGTTGCTGTCGGTGCGAGTTCTCCGCAGTCCGAGCAGTTATAGGGGTTGAAAAACTTTGGGATATATCCTTTCTTTTCTACGAATTCGATGAGGCGGTTTGCTATGTACGCAAATGCGTCCCTCGTAATTCCGTTTCGTTCCTTGACGATAATGCCGTGAATGTCCTGCGCGGTAAGCGTAAACATAGAGTCCTGGTCTTCCTTTGCTCTGCGCCCGTTCTGTCGCTTTTCGATACGGTCCGGGGTGATACAGGGGTGAAGTTCTCCGAGTTCTGCGAGTCGCTTGACCGCTTGTAGGATAATCGTGTATGCCTTTTCGTCGGGAATGTAGTATTTTTCATCGACCTCTTTATCGAGGGCGGAGGAGAGTTTTGGCACATATTCGTGCTGCTCCTCCGGCATTTCAAATTCACCCAACTCTTTGAGGGTGGCGACGATGAAATATCTCTCGCGGTTTTGTGGTACGTCCCAATACTTGGAGTTGTAGAGTTCGTATTTGACCGCATAGCCTCTCTTTTCGAGTTCCTCGACGAGGACGGGGAGATAGGGGCGCAGTCCCTTAACATTCTCTGCGAGGAGGAACGCCGGGTAGTTCTCCGGGGCGTTTGCTTTCGTTTCGTCAAGCAGACGCATAATTTCAAAGAAGCACGCGCTTCGAGTAACAGCGGAGTAGTTTGTGCCGTTACAGTTAGGACACATCGGGCCGAGGAATTCGCTTTCGTGTTTCCACTCCGTTCCGCAGTCAATACAACGGAAAACAAATCCTTTTTGCTGTCCTGCCACGGAAAGGTCTTGACAAGGAAAGCCAAAAGCCCAACCGTCCGCTTTCGGAATGTCGGTGTAGTGCAGCTTCGTAACATCTGCATTAACCACATAATCTCCGACGTTATGGCTGTATGTCTTGACGCAATGCGTATCAAAATCACAAGCCCAAATAATATCGAAATCTGCGTCACGGAGGCCGAGGGCAACCCCCCCCGCTCCACAGAAAAAGTCATTTACTGTGTATTTTTCCATTTCTCGTTTATACCTCCGCTTTTATCGCTTTTTCTGCCTCCGCCAACTTTTCGGCGAGCCTGCCGGGGCGGGTGCGTCTGTTTACTGTTTCGCCGAGGAAACACTCTCCGGCGTACCACCACAGACCGTCCGTTCTGACGAATGTTGAGTAGGTCGCTCTATAATTGCCTGTTTCGGGGTCTTTTTCGTGGGCGGCCGGCTCTCCGACTTGGAGGAGGTTTCTCCTCATCGTGGCAGGAGGAAGAATATCGAGGAAATTGTCGTATACATCTTCCGTAACGGTGTCGCCGGGGAAGAAAAACTCATCAAACGAGCCGAGGCCGCTGTTTTCCCAATCCTCCATAGATTTCGGTCCTGCTTTGTGAACAAATTTTCCGCGTTCCTGCTCCACGAATTTCAAAATCTCGTAGCGTCTTTCGGGGGTGAGAGTTTCGGTATCGCCGTCGGCGCGGGGGAATTTGTTTATTCCGCACAGCAAGAGGTCCACGTTGACCTTGCAAGTCGTTTCGGCGGTATCAAACTCCACCGACTCCTTGGCTTTTTCTGCGCCCTTTATGTATCTGTAATTCACGCCGTTTCACCTCCTGCGAGTTTCAGCCCGATAATGATGTGTTCCGGGGTGTGGGCGGTGTCGCTGTCGTAGAGCGTCGCTGTGTCGCCCTCAAAACTCCAAAACGGGGCTTTGCTCCAACCGAGCCAAGAGCCTTTTCCGCAGTTTGCGGTTGACGCTTTGCTCGTAGGGTCGTCCGGGTTAATGCTGTAAATGCCCGTTGTGTTCGCCAAATTGACGCGGCGGGTTTCGCCGACACATTCGGGACGACAATGGGCTGTGATAACAAAGTCCGCGCCGGGCGCGAGGGCTTTCTTTAACTGTGATAAATTCTTAATCATTCCTGTTCCTCCTTATAGGCGGCGACTTGCTCCCCGATTGTGTTTTTGCTGTCGGCCGCGAGAGCCTCCGCCAATTCTTTTAGCATTTTCTGTATTGCCTCTGCGTCGTGTACGAGTTCGCGGGTCGTGGGTACTCCTCCCGTTCCGTTCTTTCTCGCTTCAATCCACATTGCGATATGTTCGTCCGGGTCGAAGTCATCGGCGTATTGCTCAACCTCCTGCGGAAAGTTCTTTACATTTGCGGTAAAGAAGAAATCCTCTCCGGCGGGTGAGCCTTGACATACCTCCACGGTCCCGTCGTCATATTCTCGGATAGTCCAGTCGAGGCTTTCGCATATTTCTCTGTATTTCGGATTTAGACTTGCCTTGCGGTTTTGATTGCTCATACGCCACCTCAATACTTTCTCAACAGAGCGACGATTTCGGGAAGTGTTTCGGGCAGTCGCTTCATTACGTTGTTCATACCGTTAAAGTCGCCGAGGGTGTTCGGGGCGTAGTCGTCCTTGACTTCTCCTGTGTCGTAGTAGAGCATAATCTCGGTGTCCTGTCCCTCACAGTTAAACCACGGTGTAATGACGAGGTGCATTCGCTCTCCCTCCGGCGCGTCTTCGTTGACGTGTATCACGCATTCGGCTCGCAGTCCAAAAGGTCCGCTCACTCTTGCCGTATGCCCGGTTGCTTCTCCGATGTCCGCCGCTAACGGTCTTACCGCTGTATCAAGCCAACTCGGATTTTTGCCTCCTGCGGCCGCCTCGGTGTATAGTTTTTCGTATTTGTTCATAGCGACCTCCTAAATGTACTTTCCGTATCGGTCGGAAATTGTCTTTATCCACTCGCGGTCCGCCTTTTCTGCGTATGTACTCCACGCATTCGCTCCGCTGTTCCACCAATAGCCCCGGCTTTTGAGGGCTACGATTAACTGACGCTGCGGCTTCAAGGTGAATTTGATAAACACGCGGTCGTTGTATTCGTAGGCGGTGAAATCGGCGTTGCTGTAAATTTCCTTTTTCTCCGCTACTACCAACTTTCCCTCCGCCGCATAGCCATACAGTTTTGCGATAGAGGAGTTTTTGCGCCACTTGTATTTGGGTTGCAGCTGCTCGTAAACCTCCTTGAATTTCTCCACATCAAGGGTTGCGAGTCGGCATATATCGGTGGTAGGGTCGGTAGCCGGGTATCTGCTATCGAGGAAGAAAATGCGCTCCACGAGCCTCTCGGTTTCGTCGTCTTTCTTTTCCTCTGCGCTCCGCTCCAACTCCCGCACCAACGAGGCGTACCAATCAGATATTTCCGCCGAGAGTTCGAGTATAGGGTCGCTCTTATCGAGTTTCCGAGGGTTGTACCTTGCCGGTCCTGCGACCGCTACGCTGACGTGCTGTGCTTCGAGGCTGATGAGCCTTGAATACTTTTCGTAAAGTTTGTCGAGGAGTTTCTGTTTCTTCTCCTCCGAAATGGGCCACCCGTTTATGCTCTCCGCATAGTGCATATACGAGGCGTTGCTGCTGTCGCCTCTCGTCCCGCCAAACGAGTTATAGTTCGCTTGGTGAACGTGGTCCGGGTTGAGTTTTCGTATCTCTGCCATTTTGTCCTCCTATTCCTGCGCGGTGCGGTAGTCGTCCCACGCCATTGTGATTACCGTCGAGGTTTCCCTCAATCGGCTAATAATCGCCACGATTTTCGTATTGTCGTAGCCTTTGGGCGTTAAGGCTCTGATAAGGTCCTCCGCGCCGTAGTTCGTTGTGATAATGGTCGGTTTCATATCCTCGTATCGGTCGTTAAGGATAGAGTAGAGGTTTGACATACTCCAATCGGAGCATTGTTCTTTTCCGAGGTCGTCGATAATGAGCAAATCCACGCTTTTGTAAATATCGAGGATAGTGCTTTCGCGGGTGTACTCATCGTCATACGCCTTTCTGATGTCGAGCAGTAGGTCGGTTGAGGTCTTGCACACAACGGGAATACCCTCGTTTATAAGCTGCAGGGCGATAGCGGCGGCGAGGTGTGTTTTGCCGGTCCCGTTTGTACCCTCTATGTAGAGGCCATCGCCGTTTGCGTACCTCTGTGCGAATGTGTCCGCGTACCTCTTGGCGATTTTGTAGCACCGTGTCCGCTCTGGGGTGTCCGTGATGAAGTTCTCAAAGGTGCGCCGCTGAAAACGCTTTTTGATACCGCTCTTTCCGAGCAGTCGCTCTATGCGTTCCTGTTTGCGTTTTCGTTCCTCGGCGAGTTTCTTTGCCTCCTCCTCAGCCTTTTTCTCTGCGTCGTACTTTTCCCAATATGCGACCGCCTCTTTACACTCACAGCGAGTCGGAAACGGTTGCCACAGGAAAACCTCTCCGCCGAAAACGATACCTTTTCGGGGCAGTTCCGCTCCGCAGAATTGGCATTTATCCGGGGGCGGGGGCGGTGTTCTGAACGATAGCCCTCGCGCCTTTGCCTCCTCCGGGGTTACTTGGCTGCTGTCGCTATCACTTTTTGAAGCCTCCCGACGGTTTGAAGCCTCCGGCGGTTGGCCCATTATTTCTCGTAGGGATTTCATTTCCCCCATAGGCGTTGCCTCCTCTCTTTGCCTGTTCCTCTTTCACTCTTTCTACGACCCAATTCAGAATGGCTCGGTAGTCGCTCTTGTAGGTCTTTCCGTTTTGGCCCTTGTAGTTGTCGAGTACCTCTATCATTCGGGCTACCATATCTTTGCCGTACTGCGCGACGAGTTTCTCGTATTCCTCCTCGGTCATACGCACGAATTCCGCGTACTTAACCTTTCCGGGCTGTTCGTCTTCCTTTTTCTTCGGAGTTTTCGGCTTTTTCCCGGTCGTTTTCTTTCCTTTTGCGGTGGTAGGCGGGTTTTCCGAGAGTGTTTCCGTGTCGGAGTCGCCTTTTTCGCCCGTTTCGGGTGGGTTTTCGGGGAGAATATCCACGGAAAAGGGCTTTTTCGGTATCGGGGTCGTTCTTTTGTCGTAAACATCTTTCAGATTGTCTACCAAAGATTGACACCAAATGATTTTTCGCTCTTTCCACAACTCCGCGTCGATGTTTCCGAGGTCTGCGAGGGTGTCGAGTATCTCCGCCGCTGTTTCGGGGGTCGTCTTTGCGTATGCACACAGATAGCGCATATTCGCCTGTGTCGATACGTCGAAACTGTGTCCGTCGTTCTGACAGAGCAGTTCGAGCAGCTTAAACCAAAAGGCGTAGCCGTCGTTCCGCCAACCCTCCTCCAAAACATAAATCGTCCTGCGGCTGCCCGTAACGAAATGAGGGAAGTAATCTACCGTTTGCTTTTTTGGTCGTCCCATAAGGTTTTTCACCTCCAATTCCCGGTGAAGCCGGGGAGGGACGCTCCCCGGCGGACCGTTTTACTGATAAATCACTTTGCTACCCTCTGCCGTCTTGACGACATCGACGCTCTGCGGAAATCTTGATTTCATCGTAGGGTCGTGGGTAATTGCCATAATCTTTAATGCGCCGTATCTGCTCTGAATGGCCTCCAAAGCGTCGCAGTACGCCTGTACGCCCTGCGTATCGAGGAAAGGAGGCTCGTCGATGAACAAGAAGCCGAGTTGTACTCCGGCTTTCGTACTCTTGATTTCCGAAAGGGCGAGGATAACCGAAAGGGCCGCCTTGACTCTTTCGCCGCCGCTCCTGCTCATATACGGCAGTCTGCCTGTGTTGGTGTCGTTGATGATGATGTCGAGGGTCGTTACCTCTTTCTTGTTATTGGATTTGAGGACTTTCTCGGTAACAAATTCGACGCTCATTTTGCCTCCGCTCATTTGACCGAGAATGCCCGTCGCTGTTGCCTCAAAGATAGGAATGAGGGAGCGGATAACATTGTGGGGAATACCGTCCTGCGAGAATGCCTTTTTGAGGTCCTCGTCAATAGCGGCGAGTGTGCCGAGGCATTCTGTCTGTTCCAACAGTTCCTTGACCGTCGCTCTGTCCGCCGTAGCGTTCTCCTGCTGTTTCTGCAACGCGCCGAGCCTCATAGAGGTCTGCTTGATTTGCTCCTGCAGGGAGGCGATAACTGCGTCCGCCTCTCTGACAACTCTTTCGAGGTCAGCTGCGCCCTCGGAGGTCGCCTTTTCGTGTGCGTATTCTTCCTGCTTCTCGGCGATTTCCGCCTCTAACTGTGCGATTTCCGCGTCGAGTTCCTCGATACGGCTCTGTGCCGTTGCGAGTCTTTCACGGGCGGCCGGCAGTTCCTTTTCCTTATCGACCCATACGCGGGCGTTTCGGATTTGTACCACGAGGAGGTCGTAGCCCTCTGCGGCGGTTTCGGCTGCGGTGAGTTTGCCGCACACGTCGTCGCGCTCTGCCTCTACCGCTTTCAGTTTTTCGAGGAGGTCCGTCTGCTTTTGGGTGAGTTCCTCAATCTGCTTTTTGAGGGTTTCGGCTCTCTCTTTGGAGCGGTCGAGAGTGGCGTACTTTTCTTCGTATGCCCTCAAAGCCTCCACAACGGCTCTCAAACGGCTCATTTCCTCCGGGGTGTACTTGTTAGCCTGTACCGCTTCTCTCGCCAAATCGACGGCTTTCTGTGCCTCTGCGAGGCGTTCCTGCGTCTGTGTCTGATATTCTGCGAGTTCTGCTCTCAAAGCAGGGAGTTTGTCCCTTGCGGCGATCGCCTTTGCGAGGAATTTACAAGAGGCGGTTTCTGCCACCGGGCAACCGCTGTTTTCGAGGAGGGCTGCCTCCTGTTCGTTGGCGAAGATTTCCTGCTCTCTGCGCTGTGTCCCGGCGGAGATTTCAAACTTGACCCCATTGAGGGTAGCCTCTGCGTCGGCTCTCGCCCGGTCGAGGGCGATATGAGCGTCCGCCTTTTTCTGCATATCCTCAACCGCCTCAACCGCCTCGATGTATTCGGCGTGTTTTGCGGTGAGCATAGCCTCATCGCCGAGGGTAGCCTCCACCTCTGCAAGGGAGGCTCTCGCGGTCGCTTCGTCAGCCTTTGCCTTTTCGAGGTCTGCGGTAATACCCATAACCTCTGTCGTGAGTTTTCCTCTGCGAGATACAAGGTCGTCCCGACGGTCCCTTGCAGAAATAAGCGTCTTTTCCTTTTCGAGGAGTGCTTCATATTCTGCGACCCCCGCCTTGATTGCCTCCTCCTCGCTTAATACCGCCGTCGCGCCGTTGACGATAAGGGTCTGCGTAGTCTTATTCGTGGTCGCTGTCATACGCTTTGTGGAGAGTGTTGCGAGGTTGGTCTGAATTCTGACCGCCCTCTGCGCGGCCTCCACTTTGGTATTGAGGCGTACTTTTGTACTGTCGATTTCCGCCGCCTTTGCGTCTGCCTGTCCCTGCAATTTCGTGAGTGCGGTCTGTGCTTCTACGATAGCGTCGGAGAGTTCTGCCTCGTCGGGCAGCTTTGCGGTGATGTCCGTTACCTTATCCTGCAATACGCGGATTTCTCTGTTCCTGTTGGTGAGGGAGTTGGCTGCGAGGTCTTCCATTCTCTCGTAAATCCCCAAACCGAGGATATTGCCGAGGATATTCATACGAGCCTCTTTGTCAGCCTGTAAGAACAGACCGTATTGGTCCTGCATAATCAGCGCACACGCCTTAAAGGTGAGGCTATCCATTCCGATAGTGTCGCTGATAATAGCCTGTGTGTCCTTGTATCTTTCGGCGGAACGGTCCTGCCATTCGCCCTCTACCATTTCAGCGATATTGAGGGTCGCTTTGCCACTCTTGGTACGGGTGCGGGTTACGCGGTAGGTACTTTCGCCGATACTGAATGTAAACTGAATTGAGCCGCTTCTGATGTCCGGGTCGTTGCAAATCCAACCCGTGAGGTCGCCCTCGCGTGGCTCTTCAAACAGAGCGTCAAGCATAGCGTCCATAAAGAGGCTTGATTTACCCGCGCCGTTTTCGCCGTTGATAGTGCAGAAACGAATACCGTCGTAGTCAAAGGACTCCTCTCGGTAATTGCGGTAGTTCTTTACCTCGATTTTCAAAGGGGTAAATACGCCGTTCTGTCCGCCGTTCTTTGTCTTCTCGGTCGCCTCTGCGATAATCGGGCGGGCCGCCTCGATAATCTCTGCGATACGCTCCGGGGCGTAGCCCTTTTCCTCGAAATACTGACGGAGGTTTTCCTCCGGGCCGCTTTCGTCGGAAAGGCTGTCCTTATTGACCGAAACGGTGATTTTCTGCGGAGTGATTTCCTGTACCCAAAATGCGCCGTTTGCGTAGAGGAATTGTTCGAGGGCGGCTTTGTTAAATGCCTTGTTGTGGTCGTCGGTGCAGTTGTAAAGCACTCTGACGATTTTATCCTCGTAGTTAGGTCCGATACGGGGCGTTCCTGTTTCGATAAAGTCCGCAATATCTCCGTCTTGGAAATAAAGCGTTCTGAATTCTCTTGTCGGCAGGGCGTAGAATTCGCTGTGTACGCTCTTGTCGCGGAGGTCGATGTCGTGGATATAAAATCCGCGCTCCTGCTCCTCGTCATTGAAGTTCATCGCCGATACCGCTCCGCAGTAAAATGTGTTCTTTGCGTCCTCGATTTTCTGCGGTCTGTGGATATGTCCGAAACAGTTGAGGTCGAAGTCTGCGGCCGCAAGGGTGGCGGGGTAAACCACAGGCTCAAACTGTGAGAAAAACTGCGTCTGCCCGCTCTCCATATTGCAACCGGGGATAGTGAAGTGGGAAACGAACACCGTCGGTGCGTCTGCGTCGCATTGTGCTTTGAGTCCCACAATGATGTTTGCGAGTTCCTCGGTGAATACCTCGTTTTCCTCCTCTTTGGAGAGTCCGGGGTGCTTTGCTCGGTAAACGCCCCTGTCAAAGCCGGGAAGTCCTGCAATCTGCACCCAACCCTGTCGCCCGGTGTAGGTCTTTACCACACCCGGCTCGGTAATGATGTGTACCTTTCCGTCGCCCTCAAAGGTGTTTTTGAGGAGTTCAAACTGCTGCTCGGAGTCGTGATTAGGTGTACCTCTCACCACGACGACCGGGCATATCTTTTTGAGGAGGCGAATATAATGTGTTGCGGTCCTGTTCTCGCGGAGGCCTCTGTCGCTCCATACCTTTGCTTGGTGGAAGACATCGCCCGCTATCACGATAACGTCCGGGCTTTCCTCCGTCGCTTTCGCCACAAGTGCGTCGAGGCAACGGCAAAGGTCAAGAAATCGCACGTTTTCGCCGTTACGCTCCGGGCCGGGATAGTTGCCGATGTGCCAATCGCCCGTGTGCAAAATCTTCATTTGCCGTCGCCTCCTTTCATTTTTTCAAGAAATTCCTTTAATTCGGGGGAAAGGTCAACGGTCGCCGTCGGCTGTCCCTCCGCTTTCTTTGCCAACATCGCCTTGATGAAGTTCTCGGCGATCGCCTTGTCGTTTCCGACTACCTCCTCCGAGGGCATAACGATTGTTTTGCCGCCTTTTTCTTCCGAGGAGGCGAGGGAAAACGCAATGTAGTTCATAACCTTTGTTACGTTCTCCGGCTTCTTATATGTGCCGATTGTGATAACCGCTCCGCCGAGGGTGTGGGCGCAAATTTCGCCCGCGTCCACGCTAATTCTTTCCACGGAGTCGGCGTTGACAATGTTCTGTCTGTCCTGAGTTAATATACACGTCATTACTGATTACCCCTCTTTCTCTGACAGTTCATACAAAGCGGTGTCCCGAAGTTCTCAACGGAGTAGTCAGACACTCCGTTGGAAATCTTCGCCCCGCAGTCGGTACAGATGTTAGGGTCTGCCGGTCCGTCGTTCTGCTGACGAGCCGGGGTGTTGTTGTTCACAGCTGCGGCAGGGGGTTCGCCGTGGCTCTGCGGTCCCTCGATAGGAGTCTGTACCGCCTCGTATGCTCCTGCGTCGTATTCCTCCGGGTCTTCCGAAACGAAAACGGTCTTTCTCGCGGACTCGTTATTGTTTCCACCGTAGAGTTCCGCTTTTGCGGTGAAGAAACTCTCGACCGCCTTTTCCTTTACGGTAGGGTTATCAAGGTTAGGGACGAGGTATGCCACCACAAACGGCTTTTTGAATTCTTCGAGGAGGTAGGTCCCTTTGATTTGCATAGCCGTTCTCAACGCTCTGTTGAGGGCTTTGCTTTCGCACATTTCGGCTCTGAATTTGAGGAATTCCTGCGCCTGTTTTTCGGTCATACCCTGTACCACGTCGTCCACGATGATTTCCTTATGGGCTACGACATCAATATTTTCGCCCGTAAGCTGCGGTACGCTGATACGCACCTCGTACTTGACATCTTTGTTCGGACAAGCACCACAACGCACAGGCTTTCCAATTCCGGCGTTGATTTGGGCGCATTTCTGACAAGTCGAGGGGACGACCGGGCGGGAGGAAACGATTTTAATTCCTGCCGCTCTCATCAGTTTGGTAAGGCCCTTTTTGGTGATTGCGTACTTTGCGGGGTTTTGCCCGTAGGCTTTCTCCTGCAAGTAGATTTCTTTGTCGTTGAGGTCCGTGCTGATGTAAACCACATTCATTACGGGCTTGTGAATTTCGGCGATTTCTGCCACGGTCTGCATAGACACGAGCAGATTGTATTTGTCCGCCGGGTATTGATTTGTAATAACTAAAGAATTTTTTGGCATTTTTTGCAACCTCCTATTGCATTTCTTAAAACTTTGTGATACAATAGAGATACGGATTTAGATTTGCCCTGCGGCTTTGGCTGCGGGCATTTCTTTTTTCTCTAATGCTTTCAAGTAACAATAAAGCGAAAACCGCTCTGCGGTAATTGCTTCTGATATGAGTTGGACGAGGTAGTAGGGTTTCAGCCTCTCTCCGTCCGCGTCGCCCTCTCGCTCGATTATTCGGGCGAGTTTTCTTTTTGCCGAGGTTTCCGCCTCCTCATACTCGCTGTCCGATAAGGACACCGACAACTGCTGTTCTACGCTTTGTTTCAACAGTTCCGAGGGCGGGTAAATTGCTGTTGCTGTCTGCAATCTTCCTCACCTCCTTTGCCTCTCTTTGGCAATCGCAAGTTTCGCCGGGGTCGAGGCTGCCGCCACAGTTGGGACATTCGTGCCAATACGCCATAACTAACTCCTTTCTACGTTATCGAATAGATATTTATTAAACGCGGTATAGCCCGCGTAGGCTGCCAAGATAATCAAAAACCATTCCGAGCCGATTTGGAAACAACCTCTCTGTGAATAGCAAAGCGGGATAAGAATTGCGGCCACAATGCCTCCGGCGAATATTCCCGCCAACAGCATTACGCCAAATAAAACAAGCCTGTCCGACATCTTCATTGTTCGTTTCCTCCTATGAATTTAAGAGCCTCTATGTGTTCCGCTACCGACCGCGTGTATTCGGTCGATGTGTAGCCCTGCGCCCAAAGCCTTTTCGCTCCTGCTTCTCCGCAGTTGTAACACATCAGCACCTCCGCCGTTGTGTCGTACTTGTCGTAGAGGCGGGACAGCATATATACTCCGCATAGTATGTTTTGCTCCGGGTCGTAAAAATCTGTAATTCCGAGTTCCTCTGCGAGCCACTCAAAATTGACGGGGTGTATCTGCATATAGCCCTTTTCTCCGGCGGCCCCGGTTGCATTGGCTCGGTAGTTTGTTTCCTGTCTGATAATTGCTATAACCACATCACACGGCACGTCGTAAGCCTCGGTAATAGCGAAAATGTAGTCCTGCATTTCCTCTGACAGCGGGACATCGTAGTAGAGGGTTTGGGGCTTGTCCTCTGTCGATGTAGCCGGGACGGTCCCCGTAGGTTGAAATAACTGCGGGTTGTATTCTTCCTGCTTGGGTGTTACCGTGATATAGACTGTCTTTTCGACCCCCTGCGTGGACGCTTCATAGAGTCCCTGCGTGTTGGTGGCGAGTCCGATTATCATTACGGCTATCATTACCACCGCAAAGAAAATCGTTCCTGCAATTTGAAATCTGCGTCGCTCTCTTTTAATTCTTTTGTGTGTCATAATCGCTGTTGGCCGCAACGGTCAGAGGACCGATTGCGTTCCGGGCGATACGCCGTAGTATTTCTTCAATATCCTGCTTTGTTTTCCCCCGGCAGTAATCATCGCAAATCCTCACGCGGGTTTTTCCGATGTTAAACTCCTTAACCACATTTCCTGTTGCAACCATACATACACCTCCTCTTGATTTTATTTGGGTATCACTTTGTCCTATGACCGTATTGCTTCATAAAGTAGATTTTGAGGGCTTGGATTTTGTCTGCGGCCCGGTCAAGGCTTTGCAGAATATCCTCCATACGGTCCCTCTCCGTCCCGTCGATTACTCCGTCCGCCGCTATGTTTATCAACTCCACCTTGATTTCGGGCAGGGATTGGAATGAGGACAATAGCTGCAAAACCATTTTTTCAAGTTCCTGCACCTCGACCTCGTTCACGGTCTTAACTCCGAGCGGACACATCTTTGAGCAGTAGTGATTACACAGTTCCGGGGCGTTGTAGGTTTCCGAGAGTATCAGCACCTCCTCCGGGTGGGCGTTTATCGTTCCGAGTTCTATGTAAGCGAGTCGGGTGCGGTCAACGCCTGTTTCTTCGGCTGCGCCCTCCCTCGACTTCAAGGAGTCGTTCCACGATGAGGCCTCCATTCGTGCTTTGTAAAAGACATTGTTAGCGGCTTTCGTCGCCATTTTAGGCATTTATTTATCGCTCCTTTCGCAGTAAAATATTGGTGTAAGAAAGAGATATGACGCTTTCGGCGGCGTTCTTTATCTCTTTTGTCCCGAAACGGGGCATTTGTGATTAAAAAAAATATCGTCGTAGTGGTAATCAAGTACACGCTTGATTTTCATACCAACTTTGAGGGACGGCTCTTTCTCTCCCGTTTCAATCTGCGAGTAATGGGAGCGGGAAATACCGACGGCTTTTGAGAATGTTTCCTGTGTGTAGCCGCGTCCCTCGCGCAGCTTGACGAGTTTGACTCGCATTTGTTTTTCCTCCTTTCGGGTTTCGTTTTGGGTCGTTTTGTCCGACTGTAACTATATTATAGCCCCTTTTAGGGGCAAAGTCAAGTTTTTTCGGAAATTTTTTTCAAAAAATTTTTCAAATTGCCGATTTTAGGGGCATTTGAACACAAAACGGGGCATTTATGCTATAATATTTAAGATTGAAAAGGTGGTATCGCTTATGAAGATTTTTTCTCAACGGCTCATCGCTCTCCGTAAAGAACGTGATATGACACAGGCTGATTTGGCAAAAGCCATACATAAAACCCGCTCTACCGTTTCCGGGTACGAAACAGAGGGTAAAGAGCCGGACTACGAAATGCTTTGCTCTTTGGCGCAGTTTTTCGGGGTGTCCGTTGATTACCTCCTCGGTGTTGAGGAATGTCGTACCCACAGCGACGTCGTTTTTGTGAACGACTCTATCAATTTCAAAAAGCATTACGACGCTCTGCCTCCGCTCCTGCGTCATAAGGTCGCGCAGATATACGACAGTTTCTACCTCCTGCTTAACCGTGATATGGTAAAGCAGAACGAGGACCGTTTGGCTCTCTGCGGAGAATTGATGTCCGTTCTGCAGTCCGGGCGGGCTGAAATCAAAAAGGCTGTTGACAGCTGCGACGGACAAGTTACCGACCCACTCCTCCTGTCAAACCTTATGGCTCTGCAAAACACCTTGAAAAACGATGTGTGCGCCCTGCTTGACAAACTTATGCAGGCCGACATAGATACTGCCTTTGAGGTGAAAAAAGACGACCTCGCGTACTCCGAAAGGAAGGCAACATAATCTACGTCGATTGGGGCGAATACTACAAAAAGGATTGACCGCCGTTCCGCTCCTCCGGGGCGGGGCGGCTTTTCTGTTGGAGGTGCTTTTATGCCATATTGTCTATATGTCCGTAAATCCCGCGCGGACGCGGAGGCGGAGGCTCGCGGCGAGGGCGAAACCCTCTCCCGCCATATAAACACTCTGCTTGACCTTGCAAAGCGTCGGCATTTGGATATTACTCAAATATACCGTGAAATCGTTTCGGGTGAAACTATCGCTGCGCGTCCCGTTATGCAACAACTCCTCTCGGAGGTTGAGCAGGGTGTGTGGGACGGCGTTCTCGTTATGGAGGTCGAGCGTCTTGCCCGTGGCGATACCGTGGACCAGGGAATAGTCGCACAGACTTTCAAATTCTCCGATACCAAAATCATAACCCCCATTAAGGACTATGACCCAAACAACGAATTTGACGAGGAATACTTCGAGTTCGGTCTGTTTATGTCCCGCCGTGAATACAAGACTATCAATCGCCGTTTACAGCGCGGTCGGCTCGCCTCCGTAAAAGAGGGTAAGTATGTCGGCAGTCAGTCGCCCTACGGCTATGAGCGCGTCAAGATTAAGGGCGATAAGGGGTACACATTAGAGCCGTTCCCGGCGGAGGCTGATGTCGTCCGTATGATTTTCGATTGGTACACGCGGGGCGAGGAACAGCCCGACGGCTCTTTCCGTCGCCTCGGTGTGTCGCTCATCGTCCGCCGCCTTAACTCTCTCAAAATCCCTCCTCGCAAATCCGACCATTGGGCCACCGCCACGGTCCGGGATATTCTGATAAACCCGGTTTACATTGGCAAGGTCCGTTGGAATTGGAGGTGCGATGTCAAGAAAATGGTGGAGGGTCGCGTCGTCGTTGAGCGTCCCCGAAACTCAATAGGGAAATGCACCATCGCCGAGGGGCTTCACCCTCCGCTTGTCAGTGTCGAGGTTTTTAATATGGCGCAGGAATTGATGTCAAGCAATCCTCCGCGCCCGGTCGGCGAGCGTGGGACGGTCAAAAACCCTCTCGCGGGTATTGTCGTCTGCGCCAAGTGCGGACACCGTATGACCCGCCGGCCGTATTCGGGCGGTTATCCCGATACCCTTATGTGTGCCGATACCGCCTGTGATAACATCAGCTGCGCCCTGCATTTCGTCGAGAGGCGTATTTTGGAGGCTCTTTCCGATTGGCTATCCGATTACCGCCTACAATGGGAAACGGGCGGAGAGGAGAGCCGTACCGCCTCTGTCGTGGCTATGAAAGAGAAAGCCCTCCGGCGGTTAGCCTCTGAATGTGATACCCTCAAAAAACAGTTGGATAATACCCACAACCTCCTCGAACAGGGTGTATATTCGACGGAGCAGTTCCTTGAACGGTCCCGCGTCCTCTCCGAGCGAATAAAGAAGAACGAGGAGGAGCGCGTGGCTCTTGGTGCTGATATTGTCGCTGACAAATCGCGCGAACAGGGTCGGAAACAGATTATACCAAAGGTTGAGAAGCTGCTCGAAGTCTACGACGAGTTACCAACGCCCAAAGCGAAAAATGATATGCTCAAAGAGGTGTTGGAAAAGGTCGTCTACCTCAAAACCAAAAACGGTCGTTGGAATAATGCTCCCGATGATTTCGAGTTGACTCTCTATCCTAAAATACCGATGTCCGGCGATTAACTCCTGCGGACGGTCCCTCCGGGCTGTCCGCTCTCTTTGTCATTGATAACCTCTTGGAACAGACGAACTTGCGCACCTTGAAATGATTGGTGCAATACTGTATCAGCTTACAAGAAATCTTACCATTGATGAGATAAAGAAAGCGGGATTTGACGCATACTTCGTTGATCATACAACCGGTGTATATCCCC